CCCTCCCTAACCTTTGAAAGGAGCCTTAATGAAAAGGCATCAAGTTTGGAATAACTCCCTGTGCTTGATAAGTAAATAATAACAAATTTTATTTTAAATGTAAACGGAATAATTAACAAATATTACCGACTAATTGCCATTTTTTTCCATTTATAACTAGTTCATGTTTATTGATAGGAGGTTCGTGATACACGGTCTTCGGTCTGTATTCGCAACTAGGAACATTAATTTTATATACCCACAGCTTGCTGTCTACCTTAAAAGTTTCCTCAAAAGGTAATAACAGCAAAACCATAAGTACTTTACTCGATATATTCTCCAGAACCATTTGTCATTCTACCATCAATTGTGAATATAGTATAATGTCCATTATCTGAATCATCGAAACCTTTTTCTACAATATCAATACTATCAGTTGATTTGTCATGTTTCCCGAGCCATGCAAGAAATTGAACTACAACTTTATTTGCATATACTCCTTGATGTTCAGGTTGTTTGTAATGCTCTTTAAACCAGTGTCTTGCAAGAGCAGGAAAAGCTTTACCTCCCCAGTGGTGGTAAATACTTACAGATTCTTTTCCGTTATTATCTTTAAACGAAACAGTTACTCGATCACCCATATTTTCTCCTCTCTAAATAAGAGCTTGGCAAAGCCGTTCTCGTATCTACCTTACTAAGCTACAATTACCAAGCTCAAAAACCAGACGCGGTGGAAGCTAGGATTTACGGATCCGCGGCCTCACTAATCATCCACAGGGTCTGGCACATGTAAGCTCACGAACCGTTTGAGCATTCGCAACAGTGACGTGACTTGACGCCTTTCGGCCTCGCTGTCTTAATCTAAGAGCTTACTAAATCTCCGTCAGATTTATATTCATTATATTATATATAAATTTAATTGTAAACGGATTAATTACTCGTTATGTAATTTTTCCGATTTAAACTCGTACCAGCCAGATAACTTTTCTGCGTCATTAGTATATGTAAATGGTTGGTAGTCTTTAGTCCACCCGAAGTCTTTTTTAGCTTTAATTAATTTTGTTTCAGTAATGATTTGAAACTTTTTAAGGTAAGTAAGACCAGGCTCGATTATCATATATTTCTTCATGTTGTCCTCTCTAGTTATTAAATTATAATATCACTTTAAAATCATTTGTAAACGGATTAATTTCATACATAGTATCTATCATAAAAGTATTAAATCGTTAATCTATGGTCATCTATGAGGCGGGAAAGTATGCGAATCGGGGCCATTTTAGCCCCGAATCACGGTTTTATTAATTCTGTGCTAATTGAACAGCAGAATCTAATGCGCGTCTTTTTAACGCGGCTTTCTGACCTAGCCATACTGAAGTCATTGTAGCATCACGATCACGTCCTGATTGATGGTCCATATAATACGTAACGGCATTTAAAGCTTGCCACCACGTATTCTTAGCGACCGTCGATCCCGGTTGAGTATGAATAACTTGATTCAAATACTCAAGAGTGCGACTAAACATTTCAGGTGTTGGATTCGGCTCATTTTTAAGAGATGGCTGAAATAATGCAATCCAATATTTCCACAGTTGTTTATCTGTGAATTCTTTGGAAGATAATAGTTCAGCTTGCTCTTTGAATGTCTCCATTCTGTTATGAGCTAACCCGAGAGCTTTTTCAGCTTGAAACTGAACACCGACGTCAAATTCTTGAACGTGTGGCATTCGGAACTCGGATTGTTTACTATCCAGTGCCATCGTCAAAGTATTTTGACATACGACACGAATAGGAGTCCACATAATCCTAAGCGACTGACCCCAAATATGCGGATGATAACAAAGTAAATAAGAATCTACTTTGTCTTTACCCTTAATGGAGAATGACTCAGAAGTCTTCGCTAATACGAATATTCTTCGTCCTCCGTCAAGTGAACCCGCAGTTTCGAGAGTCATATCACCAGAATCGGTGAACTTCTTGAAGAATCCAAGCGCTTGTCTGTTTTGCACAGGAACGTACTGATGACCACACGGACTTAGTTCCTTACCATCCGAATCACGAACTAATACAAAGTAAGAATCGGATTGTTCTCCAGTAACAGGGTTCTGAAACGGAACTTTATTAACTTTCCAATCAAGACCTGCTACTAACTCCATTTGCTCTGGAGTAACATCCTCACCAACCTTGTGTCCGAGACCGTGCCAAGGCACTTGTCCAGCATAAGCCATTGTTTCGACGTTTGCAGTCATACGCTTTTTCTCCTCTCTTGCGTTATTGCATCAAGTAGCCAATATATCCTAAGAAGAACATAAATGCTACAGGTATACCAATTATAGCTAGGTAAACTAAGTATTGCTTCATAATTTTACCTCGTAATTAATATATTTCTAGATATATAATGAATAATAACTATTGTAAACGGATTATTATTAACGGGTCCAATAATTCCGTTAGTCCCAATATATAATACCAATAATGAATATTTAATAAGAATATCAATGATAATTTTGCATCTGAGTACATCAGTTATTGGTATATTAGTAACTTTAGCTTGTTTTTTTTAAAAAATTGTTTAAAACTCCCTATATAGTAATCTATACAGGGAGCTACTAGGAGAGTTAGTGTTTAAAAAGTGGTAATTGTATTGGTTGTCTTGGTTTCGACTCCAATATTGTTTCTAGTCGAATAAATACTGTAGTATGGTCTTCAAACCTTTTCAGCATATCTTTCTCTCCTTCATCTTTTGGTTTATGCGTCTTTATTAATTTGACGACTTTGCCTAAGAAGTGGGACATTTTTCTACCTCCGTTTCTTTCACATCATATTCTACATTCCAATCAACGATCGTTCCTAGTAATCCGACTGAATTTTCCATAGATAATCCGTCGTATACTATATCTTCGTCGTCTCCTGTATCAACAATTGCAACAACTTTTATTTTCATAATGGCGTTGCCTCCTTAACTAAATCGTCCGCTAAATTACGAATCTTCCAGAACTTCCTTATAGCGAAGTCAGGATTGTTGATGTCTTGCGTCTTCTGGTATACATAAACAGATACCCGTTCGGCAAGTTTTAATGAGATAGATTCAGGTCCAGCTCCATATTTCTTACGAGGACCTCTACCTCTCAGTCTTATTCCGTATCGTTTCGTGTTTAGAAACTTCTTCATTTCTTTAATAAAATTAGCCGTTCTTTTATTGTTCGGCATATCTACTAAAAAATGAACAGGAATATATTCTTTGCTTCTTGTGTTCATTACATCTCCTTGTTTAACTCTAAGCACATTCTTCCAACTAATTTATTAAGAAGTGATTTTTTTAGTTCGTTCGTAAATCCACAATCGTAAGATTTTAACGCCGACTCTTCTTTTTCATTAATTGAAATCGTTATTGTACCTTCCGTTTCAACTTTCGATTCTTTAACAGATAATATATCTACGCTATCATCAAAGTTAAAATTGTCGAAATTTTCAACTCTCGTAAAATCAATATCTGAAATACTATCTTCGATATTATATTCTACTTCGATTTGAATCGTTTTCTTTACTTTCACAGCACCTCCTCTCTTATTATTTTTTTAAATAATTCTTTATATATATATTTTATAAATTTAATTCGGGGAACAGATAAATTAATATAACTAGTATTATTCCGTTATAGCTCAAGCTACATTCGTCTTAATGAAATCGTAGTTAGATAAAAAAAATCCCCGCAATTTCTCACGGGGATTCTTCATTTTTATTTATGCATTTACAACATCTTGAACAACTTCGGATATTTCTTCAGATTTCACCTTCAGAAATCCATCAGATATCATCACATTTTTATAATATTGAAAAATTCTTGCAGAAGATTGACGAGTTTTTAAAACTCCATCTTTTTTACCTTCTTCCAATAATTTTTTCAAATTATCTTCCGATATCTCCAACTCTCCATTTTTTAACACAATTTTATAAATTGATGTTATTTGTGGAGTAGTTTTTACATCCAAAGTTGATTCATCGATATTAAAATGATAAATCTTCATAGATTTTTTCATTTTATTTCTCCTATTAAATCAACAATTATATTTTTTTTATATAATCAAAATCAATATATTTTATTTTATTCGTTTTGTAAACAAATATTTTTAATTTTTTAGTAACAAAATATTACAAGTTATTTCAACGAATAATTTAATTAATAATCAAAATGTATCAAATAACACTACTCTCTCCTTATCAAATTTATATAAATATAATTTATGAATATTAATTAGTAGTATTTATTATATATATTTATTATATATAATTTTTATATATATAAATGTTATTATTGATTATTGAATCAAGAAGTAATATAAAGAGAGAAAACGTTTTTTCTCCAACAAAATATTTCACTATATTTCAACCTGGTGTATAAAAGAGAACTTCACGAAATACATGTATGCATGTTGCGTATTATGGTAGGGGGCGTTTTTGCTAACGGATAAAATGCCTAAGCGGACAAATTAATAAAGGGACACTATAGTAGAAGAAAAACAAAAAAAGTTTTCTAGTTCGACTGTAGAGGCTAATAAATATAATATACTAATAATTAAAAGTGTATATATACTATTATATAGAATATATAGTTTACTATGCAATGGAAAGTGCGTATAATGGAAAAGCCTGATATGATGGCGAATGTACGTGTTATGTTTCTTGAAGCTCCCAGTTTTGAGGAAGCAAAGAAACAAGTAATACTAAATGATAACAACGTTGCAACATTTGAAACGTTAGAGGAGGAATATGTTAAAGGAACTAAAACTAGTATGCCAACAGTGCCTGAACTGCTGTCTAAAGAGTAAATACATTTATGCAGTAATAGTAGGAGCATTTATATTAGGAGCAATAATATTTTAATGAGTACACAAGGAGCAGGCGGATTTAGATCAGGTGCAGGTAGACCGAAAGGTTCTTTAGGAGAAAAAACTAAAGCTGTACAAGCTAAGTTAGAACAACTTGGCTGCGATCCTATTGAAGCATTAGCTAATATTTCCATGGATAATAGCAATACTCCTGAATTAAGATTTCAAGCAAATAAGGAACTCGCACAATATATTGCACCAAAAAGAAAAGCTATCGAAATGGATGCTAATCTTGATGGTGGATTAAAAGTTAATCTTGTGCAATTTGCAGAAGAAGAAAAGTAATTTATGGAAATATCGGTCCCACACGACTGGCGACCGCGTGATTACCAAAAAGACCTTTGGAATTTTTTAGAAAAAGGTGGTAAACGTGCAGTTGCAGTATGGCACAGAAGAGCAGGTAAAGACTTACTATCAGTCAATTGGTGTGTCACAGCAGCTTTGCAAAGAAGAGGTTTATATTGGCACTTGTTACCCACATACAACCAAGGAAGAAAAATTGTATGGGATGGGATGACAAAAGCAGGAAGAGGGTTTCTAGAACATTTTCCAAAAGAACTTTGGGCCTCTGTAAACAATACAGACATGAGATTGGAACTTAAGAATGGGTCCATTTACCAGGTTGTTGGAACAGATAACGTTGACCGCTTGGTGGGATCAAACCCCATTGGAGTCATCTTCTCAGAATTCAGTCTTCAGGATCCGCGGGCCTGGGATCTCGTTCGTCCCATCTTGGCAGAGAATGGAGGATGGGCGGTTTTTATTTATACCGCTAGAGGTAGAAATCACGGATACGATTTATTTAATATGGCTTCTAGAAATGACAAATGGTTCTGTGAAAAATTAAGTGTTGATGATACGAGTGCTGTTCCTGCTGAAGCTATAGAAGATGAACGTGGTGCAGGAATGCCTGAAGAATTAATCCAACAAGAATTTTATTGTAGTTTTGATGCTCCATTAGTTGGTTCTTATTATGGTAGCTTAATGGCTAAAGCATTAGCTGAAGAACGAATAAAAGAAGTACCTCATGAACCTAGATTAGAAGTCCATACATCGTGGGACTTAGGTATGGGTGATTCAACAGCTATTATATTCTTTCAGCAATTTGGTAATGAATATAGAATTATAGATTACTATGAAAACCAAGGAGAGGGTATACCCCATTATGTTAAGGTTATCAGAGAGAAGGATTATATATATGGAAAGCATATAGCTCCCCATGATATTAAAGTTAGAGAAATGGGAACTGGAAAATCAAGATTTGAAGTAGCTAGGGACCTAGGATTACGGTTCCATGTTTGTCCGCATGTACTTATTGAGGACGGAATAGAAGCTGCAAGAACTATACTTTCAAGGTGTTATTTTGACGAAAAAAGGTGTACAACTCTAGTTGAGGCTTTGCGGCAGTATAGAAAAGATTATGACGAGAAGCGTAAAGTGTATCGTGATAAACCTTTACATGACTGGACAAGTCATGCTGCTGACGCATTTCGATACCTTGCATTGGGAACAAGGGATTTAACAAAGGATAAGCAAAAGCTCCCAACTTTTGCTGAAAATGATTATGGAATATTAGGAGGGTAAATGGGAGGCATTTTTAGAAGACCTAGTCCACCACCACCTCCTCCGCCACCACCACCGACTCCAAAACCGGATTCGAGTGCAGGTGCTGACGCGAGGACTAAGGAAAGACAGAGATATAGTAGAAGAAAAACTATATTAACTGGTGGTCAAGGCGTGGAAGAAGAAGCAGCTATTGCTAAGAAAACTTTATTAGGACAGTAATTAATGAATGGAGATTTAGTAACTAAAATTATTTCCAAGCAGGAGTCTTTAAAATCATTTAGAACTCCATGGGAAAACCTTTGGCAGGATTGTGCAGAATATGTAAATCCTAATAGAGGAGACTTTTCTACACTTCGTTATAGAGGTGATACAAATAGATATGAAAAGATATTTGATACAACAGCTCCATTAGCTAATGAAAATTTAGCATCAGGTCTTCACGGCTTTCTAACTTCCCCTTCGCAAAGATGGTTTGTATTAAAAACTTTTGATGATCAACTAAACAGAGAACTTCCTGTTAAAACATGGTTAGATACAGTTACTAATATATTATATGATAGAGTTTTTAATATTCCAGAAACAAATTTCAATTCCCAAGCACATGAACTTTATTTAGACTTGGGCTCCTTTGGTACAGGTGTGATGATGGTTCAAGATAAAGCCGGAGCACCTATATCTTTTAGAACTTATCACTTAGCTGATTGTTTTATTCAAGAGAATGATGCAGGTGTTGTTGATACATTATATAGAAAATATAAAAGAACAGGTAGACAACTAATAGAAAGATTTGGAGAAAATGTTCCAGAAAATGTAGTTAAGATTTCACAAAAAGACCCTTATAGAGAATTTGATGTTATACATGCAGTTGAGCCATCTGAAACTTATGGTATGCCTATCAAAAAGAAAACAGAGAAGAATTATAAGTCTTGTTATGTTTTAATTGAAGAGAAAGCATTATTAGAAGAAGGTGGTTTTGATGAATTTCCATATATGGTTCCTCGTTGGCAGAAAGTTGCTGGTGAGATATATGGTCGTTCTCCATCAATGACTTGTTTACCAGATATTAAAATGGTAAATCAAATGATGAAGACAGTTATTAAAGCTGCGCAAAAAGTTACCGACCCTCCCTTACTTGTACCTGACGATGGATTTATATTACCTGTAAGAACTGTTCCTGGTGGATTAAACTTCTATCGTTCAGGTACACAAGATAGAATTGAACCATTACAAACTAATGCTAGATTAGATATAGGACTAGATATTATTCAGAATAGACGCGAGCATATATTACAATCATACCACGTTGATTGGATGCAATTACCTGATGGCAAAAACCAAAAGAATGGTAATATGACTGCTACTGAAGTTGTAGCTAGACAAGAAGAGAAAATGAGACTTATGGGTCCAATGGTTGGTAGATTACAAGTAGAATTTTTAGGTCCCCTTATTGATAGAGTATTCCAAATTTTATCTAGAAGAAGATTAATTCCAGAAGCTCCTTCTGAACTAGAAGGTATGGAAATGAAGATAGAATATGTATCACCTATTGCTAAAGCTCAAAAATCTAATCAAATGTTTACTATTACTAGACTATTTGAAAGTATGGCACCATTATTACAAGTTAAACCTGAGTTACTAGATAATATGAATGTGGATGAAACGTTTAGATACTTCCACCATTTATTAGATGCTCCACCTCAAATATTAAATGAAAAAGAACAAGTTGAGCAGGAAAGACAAGCTAGACAAGAAGCACAACAGCAAATGATGGAGGCTGAGCAAGCTAAGATGGAAAGTGAAGCAGGTAAAAATGTTGCTGATGCTAACCTAGCACAAAGAGAGGCAAATCAAGTTGGCTAAAGATAAACTGGGATTAGAAAAATTACATGAACACTATAAAGCAGTGTTTAATACAAAAGATGGTGAAATAGTATTAGATCATCTTTGTAAAACAGGATTCGTATTGGATACTACGCATGTACCGAACGATTCGCACGAAACAGCTCACAGAGAAGGTATGAGACGTATCGTTGTGTCAATACTCAAGTTTCTAGGAAAGAAACCTGAGGACTTTAAAAACATGATCAACCAGGAGGCAATAAATGAGTGATCAAGAACAAACTGGGTCCGTATTAACGGGTAGCTCGGACGCTCCAGCGGCAGAGGCGCAAGCACCTGCAGATTGGAGATCTGGGCTTCCTGACGAAATACGAAATGACCCTTCGCTATCTGACATTAAAGATGTTGGAAGCATGGCCAAAAGTTATATAAATGGCCAAAAACTAATAGGTAAAAATAGAATAGCTTTACCAGGAGAAGGTGCTACTGATGAAGAAATCAGTTCCTTTCATAGCCAATTAGGACGACCTGAAAAAGCTGACGGTTACCAATTTGGAGATAGACCTTCCCTTCCAGAAGGAATGGATTATGATGAGGGATTTGAAACACAATTCAAAGACTTATCTTATAAAGCAGGTTTAACTCCTAATCAAGCTAAAGCTATATATGATGGATACCATGAATATATAGGTAAGAAAGCTGAACTATCAGGTGAATCAGATGGCCAAAAAGCGGCTGAATGGGTTACAGGATTGAAAAAAGAGTTCGGTAAAGCTTATGATGAAAGAATCGATCTTGCTAAAAGAGCAGTTGATTCCTATGGAGATGACAGTCTAAAACAATGGTTACACAGCACGGGTAATGGAAATAATCCGATGTTTGTTAAACTATTTGCTAAGATTGGAGAAGGTATAGCAGAGGGCGGAACTGATGCTGCTCAAGCTAGATCTTTTGTTATGACTCCGCAACAAGCCCAGCAAGAAATTGCTAGGTATAATAGGGATCAGACTTTTATGACGGCGTATACATCTGGAGATCACACAGGACATAGAGAAGCAGTCGCTAAAATGGACGGCTTATATAAACTAGCGTACCCTGATGAAACTCCGGTTACGCCAGGATAAAAAAAGATTGTACGAATTTATCTACTAGTTATATAGTAGATGATGATGGGTAGCCGAAAGGTCCATCCGTCGACTGTACCCACAGACGTAAACAAGGGAGAAAATGTCTAAGGTTATACTTGGGTAGCGTTTTCGATTAATAATAAAACAATGACTAACGGAGGCAAAATCGTATGTCAACTCAAATAACAACAGCTTTTGTCAATCAATACAGAGCTAACGTTGAGCACCTTTTACAACAAAAAGGTTCTAAACTTAGACCCTTTGTAAGGATTGAATCTCAAAGCAGCGAGTTTGAATACTACGATCGTATAGGATCTGTTGATGCGGTAGAAGTTACTTCTAGACATTCTGACACTCCCTTAATCTCAACTCCTCATGATAGAAGACAAATATCATTGAGAGATTTTGATTGGGCGGATATGATAGACAGAACTGATAGAATAAGACTTCTTATCGACCCGGCATCTCCTTACGCACAAAACGCCGCTTGGGCACTTGGCAGAAAAATGGATGATATTATCATCGAAGCAGCATTTGGAACAGCGAAATCAGGTAAAACTGGTGGAACTTCAGTTTCTCATGATGCAGCAAGCCAAATTGCTGTAAATTACGTAGAGTCAGGAGGTGCGACAAACTCGGGCCTTACAATAGCAAAACTTAGAAAAGCGAAACAATTATTGGACGCGAATGAGACTGATCCTTCAGATCCAAGATTCGTTATCGTAACTTCTAAGCAAGTCACTGATCTGTTACAAACTACTGAAGTAACTAGCTCTGATTTTAATACAATCAAAGCTTTAGTTGCTGGTGAAGTTAGTACGTTCATGGGCTTCAACTTTGTAAGAACTGAAAGAGTTGCGACTGATTCTTCTTCTCACAGAAGAGTAATTGCTTATGCGAAGAGTGGTCTTCTTATGGCTGTTGGTGCTGATATCAATGTTGATATTGGACCAAGACGAGACAAAAGAAACTCTACCCAAGTATATTGTTCGGCTTCTTTCGGGGCAACTCGAATGGAAGAGGGCAAAGTGTTAGAAATTAAGTGTGCAGAATAATAGGAGAAAAACATGGCTGTAACAACTCAAAAAAGTACTGAGTATACAAACGCTACTGCTAATCCTGTGGTACAAAATGCTGTTCATGATTACCATGGAAGAGTAAGAATTGCTTACTTTACATGTGATCAAGACGGTGCAGGAGACGCAACATCATCTGTTGCTCTTTGTGCATTACCAGCAGGTAAAGTACGTGTTCTGCTAGCATCTTCAAGCGCTTATGTTAACTGGACTACTGGTTCAGCTACATTAGACTTAGGATGGGACGCTTATACTAACACAGACGGCACAGCGGTTACTGCTGATCCTGATGGACTTGTAAATGGCTTAAACGTAGATACTGTCGGTTACCAAACTTTTGGTGCTGGCACAACTGCGACAGGCGGAACACATCTTTTCGAAAGTCAAGGTGGTGTTGTGCTAAGAGCTACTTCTCAAGATCAGGCATTAGCTAGTGGCGACGATCTAGTAGGCTATATCATGTATGTAGTAGACTAATCAACTCAAACTGAAGGGGCTTAGCTATTGCGGCCCCTTTGGTCTATAAGGAAAAAATATGGCGACAACAAAGGTAAATATTGTAAACAGAGCGTTAGGCTTATTAGGTGCAGAATTTATATCTTCACTAACAGAAGATACTAAAGCTGCAAGATTTTCTAATGAGTTATTTGATGATACTAGAGATGCATTATTTAGACAACATCCTTGGAATTGCTGTATAAAAAGAGCTTCATTATCTAAAACTTCAAATACTCCAGCGTATTATTTTACATCTGAATTTCAACTACCAGCTGATTGGTTAAGAATAGTAAAACCAGAAGATGATCAAGTAGAATATAAAATCGAAGGTGATAAATTAGTAACAGAAACCGATACGTTTAAATGTACATATATCTTTAAAAATACAGATGTTGGTACTTATGATTCATTATTAGTTGATGTTTTAGCTATTAAATTAGCAGCAAATTTAGCTATGCCATTATTACAAGACCCTAAAACATTAGATATGATGTACAAATTATACTATGAAAAACTTGCCTCTGCTAGAAGTGCTGATGCAGTCGAGGGTACACCAGAGGGGATAGTTGCAGATTTTTGGTTAGAGTCTAGAACAGTAGGTTCTAACTTAAGTGATTATAGATGGAACAAATATACGACTTAAAATGACATGGCAGATTCTTCACCAATACTTACAAACTTCACTTCAGGAGAGCTTAGTCCAAGATTAAACGGCCGTATAGACATGGATAAGTACTATAATGGTGCTTCCTTAATAAGTAATTTTCAAGTACTAATGCATGGTGGTCTAGTTAAAAGACCAGGCACAAGATTTATTAGAGAGATTAAAACATCAACAGGTTCTAATTCAGGAGCTAGATTAGTTCCTTTCGTATTTTCTAAAACACAAGCATATATTTTAGAATTTGGTCATAACTATCTTAGATTTTATAAAGATGAGGGTATTATTGTTTCAAGTGGTACTACTCCTTATGAAATATCTACTACTTACACTGCTGCTCAAATAGATGGAATAGAATTTGTTCAATCTGCTGACGTGTTATATATTGTTCATGAATCACATACTCCTAGAAAATTATCTAGAACAGGTCATACAGCTTGGACAATATCAGATGTCGATTTTGTTGATGGTCCATATATAAATACTAATGTAACTGCAACTACAATGTCTTCAAGTGGTACAACAGGTTCTGTAACAATTACAGCAAGCACAAATACTTTTACTTCTAATGACGTTGGAAGATGGATTAGAATGAAAGTGCCTGATGAATGGGGAGCTGCTAAAATTACTGGTTATACTTCAGCAACTCAAGTAACTGCTGCTGTGCACGCTGATTGGCCAATTGAAAATGGTAGTACAACTACTAAAGATTGGAGGTTAGGTGCTTTTTATATAGGAAATTATCCAACTAAAGTAACATTTTTTGAAGAAAGATTATTTTATTCTAATACAACTACTCACCCTAATACAGTATGGGGTTCATCAACAAGTGATTTTGATACATATAGTCCTACAGATCAAGAAGCTGCAGTTAACGCTGATAATGCTTTAACATTTACTTTATCAACAGACCAAGTAAACCAAATAACTGGGATGTATGGTGGAAGATATTTACATATATTTACAAAGGATGGAACATTTAATCTATCGTCAGGTTCTGCAACTCAAGGATTAACTGCAACTACAGTTCAAGTTGTTAATGAAACAAAAGATGGAGCTGCTGATAGGAGAGTTATACCAGCTTCTAAATCAACTTTATATATAGGTAAGAATAAAAAACGTTTAAGAGAATTTGCTTATAATATTGATTATGATTCATTTACAAGTCCTGATATGTCGGTATTATCAGAACACTTAGGATTTGGTAATTTTGAAGAAGCTTATTTTCAAACTTATCCTAATATGGTTTTATGGATAAGAAGAGCTGATGGTAAATTAATAGGATTTACTTATTATAGAGCTCAAGAAGTTATGGCTTGGCACCAACATAGTATTGGCGGTATTAAAGACAGCTGTACTATTACTGTAACTGATTATGGTAACATAGCTGCAGGAAAAACTTTAAAATTTACAAAGTCAGATGGATCAACTGTTACTTTTACTTCAATTACAACTGGAACCGCAGGAACAAATCAATTTAAAACAGAAACAAATAATAATACTACAGCAGATAA